AGTCTCCTGGTGCTACGTGGGCAAGCATGGTGTCTTCTCCTCTACCTAGACCTGCTATACCGCCTGGATTTTCAATATCTATCATGCTCAATTCATTCCTCATTACATTTTAGCCAAAATACTAATAAGTATCTATTGCCTGATTCTACTGCTAGTCCCCTGTGCATATGCGTAAAACTAGGAAATATTAGAGCGTGGCCAGTTGGTAATGGCTCGACTGTACCACGTTTTAAAAATTCAGTTCCGCCACCTTGGTAATCGCCTGTGTTAAGAGGCACTACCATACTTATATCAGCACTTGCATCGTGATGCCAAGCACCTTGTTTTTTATCCCTTAAATTATAGTTGGCTATTTGTATACCACCGCTATCTACGTGTCTATTCCAAATATTCAAAAATATAGGATTTCCTATAGTATATATCGTTTGCATCAAAGATTGAAAGATTTGTGGACAATTATCTTGAAAAGTTATTTCTGGTATTTGTCTTAAATCATCCTCTTCTGGATTAGGATTAAAGCCATAATGCCTTTCTAAATTATGCATTTCATCTAATAAGACGCTACAAAACTTGTCTGAAAAGAAAGGCACTGTATACACATCTTTAAGTGGCTCTTGTATTATTTTATCTAAAGCAGTGTTCTTTCTATCGTTTACACCACTATCTTCATAAAAATCCACTATAGGTTGTATTGAATTTCTAACGGCATCTAAGGTTTCCTTTTGCACATACCAATCACTTGGATACATAAGTAAAAGGTTTTTTGGTTGATATATAAGTTGTTCTGCTGTATTTATCATAATTCTATTGTAATATCACCATTAGTCTTAACAGAAACACTACCTACATCTGAAGCCATTTCAAACCCTTTGGGCAAAAATCTTTCACCAATATCCACCCATTCGTTACCTGTGTATACTTGCAAAACGCCCACAGTGGTATTCCAAATGATGCTACCAGCATTAAACTGTAAAGTATTTTTTTCTGCATCACTTATTTGACGTACGTTATCTAAATCAACGGCACCAAGATTTATTTCTAGTATTCTTACTAATCTATTAAAAATATCTGATGTAACTTGTTCAGAAGCTAATGGTAATTGAGTTTGTAATATTTTACTCATCGCTTACCATCTGGCTTAATATCTATTCTAGTAGCACCTAAACGCCAACCAATAGATAAATTGCCATCATTTGTAGCATCATCATCTGATTCAAAACGCAAAGCCATTTGTCTTGATCTGCTACGCACAAATACTTGTTGAGTAGATGAGTTTATGACACTTGTAGAATTTGTAGTTAGACTATCGCCTGGAAAGTTTCTAGTTTTTAGGACAACATTAACATTTCCATTGTTATCATCTTGTATAAATTTATAGTCTGGTATGATTCTTTTTATAAAACTAAACTGTTCTCCATCACCTATATCCATATCAGAACTCTCTATAAAAACATTAGTCATGGGTGAACCATCATCATTAAAACCTTTTTCTTGTTGAAATAGATAGCTGTTACCAACAGCTCTAGGATAGTTTTCTATACCAGCATCTAACCAAGCTGTTCTTACAAGTTGTCCATAAAACCATATGTTTTCAGCGTAATTATAAATTACATATCTATCTATTTCGCTTGAGCTAGCAGAACAGTAAAACCATCCTACTTCATTTTTATCTGCTATTGTAAAAGCATGTATTTTAAAAGACTGTGTCAAGTTTATATCGTTAAACACATAGTTATGCACAGAGCAAGGTAAATGTTGCACAGATCCGTTATAAACATAAAAATTGTTATAACTCATCCAGTACACGCCTTGTGGTGCAGTTACAGCGGCTTTTGGACCTACTAAACCTACACCCTCGTTAATTAAATTTATACCAAAGGTGAATGGTGGTCCAATAAACTGCATGCTATACAATGAAGTATCAGTCCATACTAATATTTCTTGTCTAGATTTTACGCCACCAATGATTGCAGAACCGCTAGATAATCTTAATGAACCAGCAGTATTTGTTGTTAGTGGCTCAAAATCTAGTTCATTTTCTTGGTCACTAAATGCAATTAACATCGGATCTATACTACCTGTTCTTGAAGAGCCTGATATTGGATCTGCACCTAAAACTATTAAATGCCTGTCTTTTTCTGATGTTATTACTTGTAAGCCTACTGTTGGCACTAAATTAGCACCAGATATACCTGATAGCTCTACAGCTCGTGTTGTAACACCATTATTCTCTGTCCATTTAAATATACCACCAGCTCTTGGATTTATAATTAAATCTTCACCAAAATTATCATGCGACCAAATTCTTAATTGATTCGTTGCATCTAAGGCACTTGTACTACCAAAAGTACCTGCCCCCCAACCGTCTATACCCCAGCCTGTGCCAGGAACGAAAACATCTAAACCGACATTAACTTGGTAAGCACCTACAACTGAAGATCCGCCATTACCACTGTCAGAAGAGTTTGCAGTAACAGTTGAACCAGAAGTATCTTTAGCTTCTATGGTGTAACTATTAGCATTAACTATGGTTGCTATTTGATACTCTTGATTTAGAACAGCAGCGGTGATGTTACCGCCCAATGAAGATGCACCACTAAATGTTACAAAATCATTCTTTACAGCCCCATGTGCAGTATCTGCAACGGTTATGGTAGCATCACCATTTGTGGCAGAAAATGTCACATCACCTGCGGATGTTGTTAATCTTATTGGTGTTATATCGTTAAATACTGTACCACTTTCTATATAGTATTTAAGATGTGTTCCTATACCAAGGTACTTTGTACCACCTAATGATATCCATCCATGTAATGCTCTAGCTGTGCCTAAGTATGTGGAAGATGATAATTTTTCCCAGCCACCAAACTTTTCTGGTCGACCTTTTCTAAAACGCACCAAGTTACAATCAAACCAACCACCCTCGTTGTCGTAAGCAGTACCCTCTCGATTAATACCTGGTCTAAAAACTAATTTTTGTAAAGGCATTTACACCTCAGTCCAATCTTTGCCTTCAAACAACAAAGCTTCACTTTTTCTTCTTTTTACTAATCCTTCATTTACCTCACCATTTACTTTATTCCATCTTTGTATTTGATATGGTATATCTGCCCAATCAACATGCGTGCTATTTAAAACTTTTAATAAAGTTGAATTTTTGAGATTAGTTGGGCCTAAATTGAAAACCCAAGATACTAAAGCGTCAAATTGTTTTTGATTTAATTGGACTTTAACTAGATCATGAATATAACCCTCATATTCTTTAAGTTCATGAGCTAATAATTCTTCAGCTTCTTCCATAGTAATAGTCATGTTATCTTCAACAGGTGTGCCATCTTTTAATTTTAAAGACCCATAACCAATTGTTGGCTTATTTGCTGGGCATCTGTAAGACACAGCATTACCATCTGCATCTTTGGGACAACCTTCATAATGTTTTATAAGCGTTATGCCTTCTTGTGATATTTGCATGTTACTCTCCTTTATCGGGGGTGTGAGATGCTCCGAAATAAAACGAAATAATTGCACTCGCTAGTCCTCCTAAATAGCCAAGCACTAAGTTAATTAACGCTTCGCTGTTTTGTTCTGGTGGTTGTAAAGTTACTAAAAATATATACCCTAAAAATCCACCAATAGTAAATAAACCTATAATACGAGCAGTCCAATCCTTACTAAACATACTTCTTGCATTTTGTTTATCTGCTACTTCTAACTTAAACACATCTACATCAAGTTCTTTCATTTGAACTTCAAACTCTTGTTCTGCTTTTTTAAGTTCTAACATTTGTTCTGGTGTGGCACTTTGCATTGCTTGTTGTATAGATTTTTGGTCATTTGATACACCAAGAACCTGTGCTATTTTTCCCATGGCCATATTGCCAAGAGGTCCACCCATGGCAGACCCTAACGTAGGTGCTACTGCACCAACAATATTTTTAAGTAATCCTTTCATATTAAAAACCTCGTTAAAACAGCAATACCAATAGCACCTATAAAACCAAACACTCCAAAAGTAGCAGCTTTTATGGTTGAATTTATATAGGTAATTTCTTGTTTTATATCAGAAAACTCATTAAAAGCAGTTTTCCAACGTTCATGAGATATGGTTTCGAGCTTTGTAAGCCTTTCTGCTACATCATTAACTGTCATTTTTTTATCAATCATTTTGTAACGTATATATTTTAATTGGCTTTACTTTGCCTTTTACAAAAATACTTTCAAGTTCTTTCAATACAATTTGATCGCTGAAGTCACTTGCACTGATAGTATCATAACCTATAACAATATCTTCTCCAACTTCCTTTGTGGAGCTTTCTAGTCTGGCTGCTAAATTTACAGCATCACCTATGGCAGAATAATCAAATCTAGTTTCACTACCCATGTTACCAACTACAGCATATCCAGTATTAATACCAATACCTATTTCTACACCAAGATTTGCTTTTTTAAATTTGTCCTGTATATCTTGTGCACATAAAACTGCCATAGTTTCATGGTTTGGAACATCTATTGGTGCATTAAATATAGCCATCATGGCATCGCCAATATATTTATCCACCATACCATCATATTGTTTAACAGTATTAGCTTGTATAGTCAAAGCTTTGTTCATAATTTTAGTAACTTCTTCAGGTTCAAGTTTTTCAGACATTGCAGTAAAGCCTCTAACGTCAGTAAAAAGAAATGTGCAATATCTTCTTTCACCACCTAATACTAAAGATTCTGGATTGTCTTGTAACTTTTTAACTTGTCTTGGATCAAGATAATGCTCAAACTGTTTTTTTATCTGTTGTCTTAGCTTGTATTGTTGTCTAAATCTAAGATAAAAAGCTATCGATCCTGTTATAAATTCAGATATTAACGTCCAGGACATATCAATCAATAGTCCCCTTTGTATTAAAAAATAACCTGTTAAAGCCGTAACTATCATTAAAACCGTAGCAATAGTTATACCCCAAGTGATGCCTAATAAATGCAAAGCAAACCAAACTAATGTGACAAAAACGACTAACGAAAGCATTTCTACAGCTAATGCATAATCAGGTATATAAGGGCTATCTTGAATTAATATAGACTCAGCTAGTGCTGCTTGTATTTTATGTGGTTCTAGTAAACCTACAGGTGTAGCTATTTGTGGCATCACACCATTAGCTGTAACACCTACAAACACAAACTTACCTGCAACATGCATTTCTTGTAATGTGGTTTGCTTAGTATCTACCCAACTGATCCATTTACGTCCTAAACTATCGGTTTTAACTGGTGGTATTCCTCGTATTGATATTTCTTCAATACCATTATCATTAGTTTTTATAATATAAGTTTCTACATTTAACAAAGATTTATAGATTTGTGTTCCAAAACTAGGTATCCATTCGTTGTTAGGTGTTTTAACTAATAAAGGTATTCTACGAACTAATTGATCAATATCTGTGGGAGCAACGGCTAACCCTTGAAGTGTGTGATTGGATAAGAGAAGCAGGTTCTCCTTCACTCCCGTTGACATTATACCACCATTATCGTTTCCTAACACAACTGTACCTGGTGTTTTTGGATAATTACCCTTACCATCTTCAAACATAGCCAAGACTGATGGTGCAAACTTTAATGTTTCTGCAAATATTTCATCGCCACCCATTCGATCTGCTTGAGGAAAACTTATAACCCATCCTATGCCTACAGCACCATTATTAATTAAATCTACTTGTATTTGTGCTAATCTTTGTCTAGGTATAGGCCAACCACCTTCACGCTCTACATCATCTTCAGTAATATTTAATATTACAAAGTTACCAGATGGCTCTGGTGTTTTTACAAAAGCGTCAAATACTTTTAATTTAAGTATTTCTGTAGGTGTCGATTTATAAATTATTGGTGCTAAAAGTATTATAAGTATTGGTAATAATAGTTTCTTCATTTAATCACTCTGAGTGATAGTAATTATACTATCACTACCACCATTTATCTTAATAACATTAGACACACCGTCTTGTATTAATATGACTGTGTAAGCATTACTACCATTTACATCCACACGAACGCTCTCATTTACATCTCTGCGTAGACTTACTACATTACCTGTTATAAATGCCGTTATTTGTGTATCTGGATCTTTGCCAAGTAGAGTCCCTGTGATTTGTGTTGTGGTAGCTTGAGCTAAGACATCCTCTTCTTCGTCTATCGCTAATGCATCTAACACATTAAGCAAGTCTTCTAAATAGTTTACGTCAAGATAATTTATATCTAACTCAGTAAACTCTAAACTATCTTCTTTTAAATAATCCTCTGCAAGATAATCAACATCTAAATCATTAAAATCCAGTACGCTATCTGACTTTGTTGTAGTAGTTTCTTCTTCAACCAACACTTCTTCTTTGGGCGGCGTAACAATAAGCATGTTGTCTATCACATCTAACGTAAGATCCAAAATAACAGGTTTGGTAGGAGCTGACTCAAATACACTTACGGTGGTGGCTTCATAAGGTTTGTTGAGTATTACAGTACCCATAGCAGTAACTACCTCTATTTCGCCACTAGAGAGCCCTAGAGCGTCTGGTAGCAAAATTATAAGGCTACGTCCTAACTCATCAACTGTTGCCGTAAAATCCGTCCCACGTATTGCTATATTAGCTGTAGGTGTTTTAAGAGAAATATTTTGTTTATCTATACGATTTAAGTTGCCTGTTATAAATCTTGCAGTGCCAAGACCAAAAGTAAGAGCCATCTTTGCTTTACTAGGATCAGGATCATATATGTATTCGTCAATAAGGAGCTGACTATGTTCTGTAAGTTTTACAGTTGATTCATCAAGAAAAGTAATAGCCATACGCCCATCTTTGGTTATGGCTTCATCATTACTTTGTATAGAAAAATTTAAGCCTGCATCATAAGGCTTATCTCTAACAATTTGTGCAGTGCCGTTTAGTTCAGATATGTCGCCAATATCAACAGCTTGTGCTTGTACCTTGGTCGTTTTGAACAACACAAACGGTAGAAGCAGCAGTGCCAGATACAGATATAATCTTGAGCCAGTCATTATCTTGTGTACTTAATTGTGAAATATTAAATGTTCTTGATCCTCCTGTGTGATCAAGATAAAAATATCCACCTGCTGATGCCGTAACACCTGTGCCAGTATAAGTAACAGCATTATCTGAACCGTCAATATCCATATAGTTTGTTGCACCATCTATATTTATATTAGATGTAATGGTGTTATTAGAACCGTTAATAATCCAATCTAAATCTAATTGTGAAGCTAAAGCAGTTGTACCTTGGTTTAAAGTAAAAGTGTTACCGCTACCTGTTACATCTACATATTGATTAGAACCGTCAGAGCTATAAGTATCTGTTGGATCAACTTGTATTGTAAATGTATTGGTACCACCATCAAATTCATAAAAACCAGTAAAGTTATCTGCAAATATATCACCTAGAAATTTATTGGTAGCACCAATCATATTGATATCTAGTGTCATACTATTACCGTCTAAATCAAAAGCAGTTAAATCGCCTGCTGTACTGTTAAGACCGCCAATAATATTAGATATACCTAGTTGTTCTAAATCTATATTTGCTCCTGTCCCTGACTGATCAACATATATTTCATTATCTGCTGAAAACAGTGCAAGTGAACAAACAGCCAATACGCTAATAAGTTTATTCTTCATCATTTAATTCTACTCCTTCATTATTATTTTG